TAATAAGATGGTTGGCTCCCGAGAAGGGAGGGTCCGAAGTCCTGCATCTGTGAAGGTGCAGGGGGGGTGATCTAGGGGCTGTGATAATCCGATGGCAACCTGATTGGTGAACAATTCGCCAAAGCCTACCAAGGCTGGCTGCGGCTCCCGAAAGGGAAAACCGAAGTCCAAGGAATTGTACAAACTACTAAAACATAGGATGAAGAACTTACAACGTAAGTCCCCAACTCTGATGCGTTTAGCTAAGGATGTTACAACCCTTGGTGCCATGGTCTCTGTAAAACGAGGCCTACCGGCAGTGAACCATCTCGCAAGAGTGGTTCATGTGCTGGGTATGGGAATTAACCGTTCAGTTGTCAAAGTGATCATCACCTACCTTGCTCGTCTATATGATATACAAAGACGTAACGGACTCTCTTTCTTGGTGAAAACCTTGAAGGGGATGAACGTTGCGTTAATGCAATCTATAGGTGGGCAACGCCTACAGAATCTGAACCCATTAGGGCTACGATTCTCTCGAACGTCGCGCGGACTCCCAAGGATAATTCCTGTGCTCCATCGAAGACGGATCCGGGCTGGAGATCTCTGGACGATACGCCTGTGGACTACGTTATTCGGGTTATACCGAGTAATTAAGGTTCCAGGTGTTCTGAAAGTGAAAACCATAACGGACGAGTCAACGATGAACCAACAGCTTCTTCCCGAATTTAGTCAATTCGTGAGGGAGCAATTCTTCCCAAGCCTGTCTCGGCTCGTTGGAAAACGAGTCGGGATCATGCGAGGGTGGTCTGTTGGGGCACTTGAATTCCTTGCAAGTCTTAAAGCAAAACCTTTCCTGATTAGCAAGTCAGGTCCCCATGTGCGGAAAGATAGGGATTCGCCAGCCTCAGGGCCGGTGACTATCCTGTCTACGTCGCCATCGGGGATCTTCGCTGCGGCAATCGTATGGTCCGCTAGTCCGCTGATGCCTTCCCTTCGGGATTGGTGTCAGATGACTAAGAACATATGGTTACTTAATCGGATTGAGTCTTGGTCTAACCCAAAGTACGCCCCGGCCATCGATTTCACCACACATAGTGGGGTTATCTCTGAACTGGGAAGTCTAGGGCGATTAGGATTCAAGGATGAGCCAGCAGGCAAGGTGCGAGTATTCGCCATGGTGGATTGCTTCACACAGTGGCTCTTAGATCCGCTTCACAAAGCGATCTTTGAGGTACTGAGACGCATTCCGACCGATGGGACTTTCGATCAGATAGCTCCTGTGAGACGATTGATGAAGTCTTGCCCGAAAGGGCCTTACTATTCTTTCGACCTCTCAGCGGCTACTGACCGTCTTCCCCTCTCGATCCAGAAAGTACTTCTCAGCTCGGTCCTTGGACCATGGGCTGCTGAAGTATGGGGAACTCTCCTAGTTGGTCGTACCTATCTCGCATTGCATAAGCAACTCGGCAAAAAGCCGGTTGATTTGCAGTACGCGACGGGGCAACCAATGGGAGCTCTTTCTTCCTGGGCCATGCTTGCCTTGACCCACCACGCTATCGTTCAGTGGGCCGCTCTTCGAGCAGGTGTGATCACCTCAGGAGGGAAATGGTTTTTAGACTATGCCGTCTTAGGAGACGACATAGTAATAGCCAATGGTCGTGTAGCCAAGCATTATGAAATCCTGATGGACGCACTTGGTGTCGAAATCGGGCTTCATAAGTCCCTTATCTCTCTCCAAGGACTCGCGTT